TGTCGGTCGTATTTTATTTAGAAAAAAGATTTTACTTGAAAACGAAGCAATGGCTGAAGTCAACTATAGGGTACCTATTCGTAAAATTGACAGGTCATCTTGGAGTTCTGGTAAACGCAAGTATTATTGGATCGTTTCTCGTACAAGTGGACAGGCGTCAGCAACTGATCATTTTGTTTCTGTTGTTGCTTATTTTAATTGTAGTTTTTCTTCAGACGCAACTTAAGTCGTCTATATTGTATTTTAATAGGGGGAAGGGTTAGTATTACCCCTTCCCCCCCCCTTTGTTATGCCTATAAATAAAGTCTTATGTTTTCATTTATGTTATGCCTACTCCTAAAAAAGCCTATTGCTTTACTCTTAATAATTATACTCAAGATGAATACGATCACATCCATCGATTTCTCGGATCTGAAGCGTCTTATGGTATCGTTGGCAAAGAGACAGGAGCTTCTGGAACTCCTCATCTCCAAGGATATGTGCTCTTTAAGAAGTCATATCAATTCCGTTCTATCAAGGATAGACTTAACCCTAGATGCCACATCGAAGTCGCAAATGGTGATGCATTCAGCAATCGAACTTATTGCTCAAAAGATGGAAACTATGTCGAATATGGTGTCATCCCATCTCGAAAAAGATCAAGAGATGAACTTGCTCAACATTTCTCAACCTGTATGTCATCCGGCGGAGGAGGACTGGGTCAATTTCATGCTGAGCACCCCGGAGTCTACTTGTTTTCCGGACATAACATGCTCAGAAACTTTCTTGCAGCACAGCCCACCATTGAGAGACCCGATATTAGAGTGTTATGGATACATGGACCTCCTGGAACAGGGAAGTCTAGGGAAGCCCATGAAACGTATCCGCAAGCGTTCGTTAAAGAGCCTAGAACTAAATGGTGGTCTGGATATGCCCTCGAAGAAGAGGTTATTATCGATGACTTCGGACCCGGAGGCATCGACATCAACCATTTACTTAGATGGTTCGATCGATACAAATGTCTAGTTGAGACTAAGGGTGGCATGATTCCATTATATGCTACCAAGTTTATTGTTACAAGCAACTTCTCTCCTACAGATGTATTTACTTCTCAGGATTATCCTAATCCTCAATTACCTGCGCTACTACGCAGGATTGTAATAAAAGAGAAGAATTAATGAATTATTATTATTTAATGTTCAAAACATATCTGACTACTTTCCCCTATGATCTGTGTCAAATGCGCCGGGAAAGGTATGAGCGGTGAGCGTAGCGATTCGGCTCGCATGGCGGTGGGTCGGTGGCCGAGGGTCCGTGCAAAGGGCCAGCCCGGAGGGTGGCCCGTAAGTCTATAAATACATGTCAAAAGAAATAAAAACATAATTTCGGACCTGAATTCCCTTGCTTTAATGGCGATTGGAAGAAAACGAAAGTTTACGCAAACGTTTAAACGTAATTCTAGACCTGGTGGTGGTTTTAAAAAAAGAAGGTTTTCTCGTAGACGTGGTCGTAAAAGTACTGCTATTACTTCAAAAAGTGGTGTTGGATCGAGTTTTGGTTTTAAATCTCGAAAGAGTAGTAAAAGGACATGGAACCGTATGTTGTGGAATAGTACTTTACAGAAAACTCATTATAGATCCTATGGTTCTGGGTCTTATGTTATGCAAAATCCTAGCGTTACTGCTGATGTGAATGTTTCACGTATAGATGCAATGTATAATGGAACTGCGGAGTTTTATTTTGCAACTGGTGGTGCACAAACTAACGATGTTAGTATTGCGGTTCCGACTTTTACTGGTGATGTTATATTACGTGGTGGATTATTGGGATTAAAAGTTTGCAACGATACTGTTGTTAGTGTTCCGGTAGAAGTTAATATTTATTTGGTGATGACGAGTGACAATCCAGTTACAGCTGTTTTTCCATTTACGACTTCTATTGGATGGGATCCTACTGTTATTCCAGACTGGAATGAACGTGTCGGTCGTATTTTATTTAGAAAAAAGATTTTACTTGAAAACGAAGCAATGGCT